CTAATATATCTCCGTCTATTAGTAACACCTTTTTTTTCATTTTTCCTTTCCTTATTTTTGGATTAAATTTTTTGCCAATAATATTTCCGAATTAGGAATTAAAATGGTCTTGGCTCTTTTACCATCTCCAACATTTTTTTTCTTATGAACATACTTATCTTTTATTTTCCTTAATCTTTTTGTAGGAATAATAAGATAAGCACAATCTTCATCTCCATCAGCATAGACTTGAACCCAATACTTTGCTTTAGTAGTAGTAATTCCTGACCCAACACCATTACACTCCACTTCAATAGCAGTATTATCTGTTCTATGCCACCAATCTCTCTCCGTTTTAACTTCAAATTTATCACCTGCTTTCATATGTAATAAATCCATAACTCTTTTTTCTCGTCCACTACCATAAGCCATATCTTTTCTAAAATTTGAAGGCTTATCTAGTGAAAAATCATAGTCTTTCTTTTTTGCTTTGTTTGTATTTAACATTAATGTGTTTCACTCCAGTTGTTTCCTATTTTATATTCACCCGTTAAAGGTAATCTTAAATTGAAATGTTCGCCAGTGCGTTTGATAGATTCTACAGCTAACTTTCCTATATCTTCTGCGTTCTCTTCAGGACATTCTACTTGGATTTCATCGTGCACCCAAACAACCTGTTGAACATCAGAATATTCTTTAACAGCTTTATTAAACTCAACTAGCCATTGTTTACAAACTATAGCCCCTGCACTTTGTAAAAGTGAATTGAGTGCGGCGTGAACTGAACGAATTTTAATTTGTCTTTTATCAAGACCAACTAAATATCCTCTTTCAGCCGCTTGTTGTACTTGCTTTAATAACTTACTCAAAGCAGGAAGATTATTTAAAAATCTTTCTCGTATCTTCTTAGCTTCTTTTGTACTTTTACCTGTTACTAAGGCAATCTTTTTTACACCACCGCCATAAAGGAAGCAGTAGTAAAATCTTTTTGCAAGGTCTCTTGAATCTAACCCTGCTAATTCTTTTGTTTCTGTATGTATATCACCATTTAAAACTACTTTAGAATATTCTCCTTCATCAAACTTAGACATAAAGTGAGCTAATAATCTAACTTCTAATCCTGATATATCTATTCCAACTAATTTTTTTCCTTTAGGAACAGTAAATAAACTTCTACATTCTTTTCCATAAGGGACTGTAACACTTGGAACTTGTCCTAAATTAGGGTTCGTATGACTAGCACGAGCTGTTACTGTAGAATTTGTATTACAAGTGCCGTGTATTCTACCACTAACTTCATTCTTTAACCAAGCCTGAGCACCAGTCGCTAATTGTCCTATCCTTTTATCTAATAAAAAATGTTCACATAAAACTTTTGCTTCAGGATATGGAAGACTAGCTAAAACTGTTTCATCTAATTTTGGTTTACCATCATTAGTATATTCTTCAGGTTTCCAGTTGTGTCTCTCAATTAATCTATCTGCTATGTGATGTCTTGAACTAGGATTAAAAGTAACAGTCTTTTCTTTATAAAAAGTTTCACCTTTAATATACCCTCTAGCTTTATTATTAACTTTAGGAATAAATGGTGTACGTTCTAACTTAGGTGGAAACAATTTTTGTAATTGTTCTTCCAACTCTAAACGTCTAGCATTTAATTTAGAATACAATTTAACTCCTTCATCTGTATTAAACATAAAACCATAACGCTCTTGTTTAAAAATTAAAGTTGCTACTTCGTGTTCTAACTCCATCGCTTGACAAGAATAACCTTTACGTTCCATAGCTTTGTATAGACTATCCGTTACTTCAACATCTTGAACGCAATAGTCCAACATCGCAGGACTGTATTCTTTCCAGTCAGTATCAAAGACTTCCTTGTAGTTACCCACCCTATACCCCCACGCTTTCAAGCTGTGTCGTCCTATACAATTAGTAGGGAAGTCTTTTCTTTTAAAATCTCGCTCCTTTACATCAGGGTAAAGTAAACGAGTTGCTACTATTGTATCAAAAACCTTTCCTTTAGGTTTAAAGTCGTAAAACTTTTCTAGGACGGGTATGTCAAATTTAATAATGTTATGACCAACAATTAAATCCGCCTGTTCTAATTCTTTTATAGCTGTTTCATTATCTAATTTTAGTATTTCATTAGTATCAATATTCTTTAATACTATACAATGTACTTTAGTGCATTGATTTAAAAAACCATCTGTCTCTATATCAAAACAATATTTCATTTTTTAAGTTTACCTTTCATTAAATCTTCTATTTCTTGTGTGTGTACTGATTTGTCATATTCTCTATCTAACTTTTCTGTCTTCAAATCTTCTTTTAATTTATTATTTTCTTTTTCAAGTTGCTGTCGCTTTTGCTTTTCCTCTCTCCACATTTCTAATAATTTTTGATAGTCTGACATATTATATTCTCTTCATACTTTTAATAACACTACGAGGATAAATATTTCTATCCCCAAATTCTATTTCTCCATTGTCTGTAAAATAACTTGCAAACGAATAAACATAGTCAGTTGTTTTTTCAAATATCCAACACTCAGTATGCACATCAGCACAAGTCATCTTAATAAAATCATTTGCAGTAGCTAAAGTTGAATCACCAACAATATCTTCCCAAACAATTTTATATTTGTAATATCTTTTTCCGCCGATTATAAGTGGCTCACTAGGTTTCTTTTTCATAATAATATTACTCCCGTAATAAAACCAATAATAAAATAAATTATTTCAGTTCTATAATACAAAGACCATATCTCAAATTTTTCTTTTAGTTTTTTCATTGTAATGTATGTAGTTTAACTTCTACTCTCCACGCCGCATTTTCACCATTCAATGCTAATTGTAAAAGAGCATCTTCTAACAATAGAGCTGAACTTTCTTTTGCAACATCTAATGTTATTGGTCGTTGATATTTTTTAGCTTTACCTACAGCTTCTAAAACTAAAGCTGTCCACTCCATAGATTTTCTTTTTTGTTTTAACAATTTACTAAAACTCATCAGATAATTCTCCTTTAACTTCACTCAAACAACCAGTCTTTAAATCATAATAAAGGTTACAAGCCTTTCCAGTTTCACCTGAAAATCTATTCTTTAATATATTTACTTGAGCAATATTATTGTTTGCCTGTAAATTTCTATTCATTGAAATAATTATATCTGATAGTTGAGCTATACTTTGACTACCTCTAAGAGCATTTAATCCTACACTCTTACCATCTTCAAATCCTTTGTCTCCCTCAGACCTTCTTAAATGACTAACTAATATTAATCCTATACCAGTCTCTTCTACTAATGTTCTTAATTTAGAAACAGTATAATCAATTAGTTTTCTTTCATCACTTGTATGCTCATCACCAATAGATGATAAAGCCATATGTAAATGGTCTAATATTACAAAGTCTACACTACACGCCTTCGCTAAATATCTTATCTTAGACAATAAGTTATCAGCAAGGGTACTACCAAAGTGGTTATATAGGTAAAACTTCCCATTACCAACAGTATGTTTAAAAGTCTTATTAAGTTCTGATTCATCTGTTCCTTCTCTAGTTAAATGTAAAGGTTTCTTCATAGATACTCCCATAATTCCAAGAGCACTACGTTTTATGCTTTCTTCTAAAGCAATATAACCTACGCTAAAATCTTTTTCTAATAAATGTAATGCAACGTGCCTACAAAAAGAACTCTTACCTATTCCCGTTCCTGCTGTTATCGTAACTAACTCTCCTTTTCTTAATCCGTGTGTCTTAATATTTAAACACTCAAAAGGATAAGGAACTGTAACATAAGTATCTTCTTTTCTTATTTCATTCCATAAGTCAGCACCTAAAACTATTCCATCAGGTCTATATGATTTACTAGACCATATACAATCTACTAATTCTCTAGTCTTACCTTCAACTAACATTTCATTAGCATCTTTTAAAGGAAGACTACATATCTTAGCTTTATTAGGTGAGAATAATTTAGCACATTCAATAGCTCCTTGTTTACCTTGTTCATCTTGGTCAAACATTAACACTACTGAATCAAATCCTTCAAGCCATTCTAGCTCTCTTTGAATATCTTTTTTAGCTCCTTGAGCTCCACTCTTTACACTTACTACTGGAAATTTATTTTGGTTGATACGAGAAACGCTAAGGCAATCTATCTCACCTTCTGTAATTATTATCATCTTACCTTTATCTCTCCAAAGGTGTTGTCCGAATAAACCTGACTTCTTTGCGTCTCCTAACCATTGAAATGTCTTGTCAGGGTTTCTTAATTTTTGAGCAACTAAATTTTTATCTTTATCATAGTAATTAGCTATCTGAACTGGTCTTCCAAACCAAGCTCCTGTTTGATAATTAAATTTTCTTGCTGTATCTAAATCTATTTTTCTTTTTATTAAAGGTGCTACTGCTCCACTAATAAATTCACTACTTGTTTTTTCTTTTGCGGGTTGTGTCAAATCATTTCCTCTTGTTGTTGTATTACACGAGAAACAATAAGAGTGTCCGTCATCATAGACGGAATTAGCGTCTGACGAGCCACAATTATTGCACGGCGTATGATATAAAAAGTTGCTTTCTTGTTTTTCCATAAAATTTTTTCTGTTAAATATTTCCCCCTTGAGAGCTTTAGCCTCACAATTCCAATCATTTAAGATTTTCCGTTGAGTATTATATACTCCCTCAAGGGGTACAAACAAACTATCTCAGCAATTCAGTTACGTTGAAATGCGGAGATAAGGAGTCAGTCATATCTCTATGACCAACTATTTTAACCTCTTTATAATCTTTTTTTAAATCACGAATTAACTCTAAAAGAGCTTCGTATTGTTTAAAAGTAAAATTACAATCGGGCTTACCATCTACTGACTGTCCACCGATTAGACAGATACCAATAGAATTTTTATTTGACAATTTAACATTACTATCAACGTGAGCACCTGCGATTTGTATGTCTCTTCCGTCTTGCACTTCGCCTTCTCTAGTAATCACTTTGTGAAATGCACACGAAAACAAACCTTCTTTTCTATGCTTTATGTCAATATCCTTTACGTCAAAATTCTGTGTCGGATTAGTGTCTGAAGAATGAATAACAATATATTTAGTTTCTTTTCTTATGTTGCTCACTTATCACTCCATACTTTCTAATAATTTTTTTAAGAGCATTACGACAATGTTGTTCGTCCATATTATCTACATCAATCCATTCATCTTTTGATTCTGAATAATATTGAACACTCTCTTTTTGATAAACTACTCTACCTATCATAACCACTCTTTCGGGACGTGTTTATCGGCATATTCATATCCGTATCTTTCACACCACATTCCATAAGTTGTTTTTGATTTCTTACTTATCCTAGCTCTTGAATTAGAAAATATAAATCTAATATCTAAATTAGGGTATTGCTCCCTAATCAATTTCATTTTCTGTCTATCTTGAGTAGTAAATAATCCTTTTGTTTCTATAAAAATTTTTTTCTTTGTTAAATGAAAATCAGGCGTATAGGTATGAATCTTTTGAGGCTTAGTATATTTCAACTTAGTCTTTTCAAATTCATACACTACACGATTATCTTTAAGCTCTTTCGCTATAGACTCTTCCAAGCCTGAACGAAATCCGTATCGTATTCCGACTTGTTTAGAAGTCAGCCTGAGTTTCCTGCGATACATTTTCTTCTGCGACTGCTTCAGGTTGTTCATAGCCATCTTTAACAGATTCAAAGCCATAACCTTTAGCATTACTTGAGCCACCTTCAACTAGCTTAACTATTTGACAAGCTCTTAGTCTCATTGACACACCTGCTCCTGCCATAGCTGTGTAATAAGGTATCAATTCTGCTGATACTTTCATTTCACTGCCTGACCAAACATTAGCGTCAATCATAGGTTTACCCGCACTATCAAATAATGCAACTCTATTAGGTATAACCTTTCCATCTTTAGCTATAATTTTTGCCTTCGTCTTAAATTTAAAGATAACATTTCCTGACGCTTTACCATCAATTAATTCATCTTCATAAGGACGAGGAGCTTCTTTAATAGCTTTTCCTTTAGCCTTCTCTTTAGCAAGAGCAACGCTTTTCTTTATCTCAGCATCAATTTGAGTTTTCAATGACTGAGCTTCTTTTCCGTTTATAATAAGATTAGTCTTATAATGACCAGTCTCATCAAAACGAGTATCAGGTGTCGTTAGCCACGCATATTGCGAAACTCCAACTGGTGATACTACCTTGACGTTATTATTCTTCGCCATTTTGTCTCCTCTTTTTTATTGTTCTAAGTAGGGGTACTTTAATGCTTTTACGCAAAAAAGAACTTACTTTCCCTCAGTTTATTTATATCTAAATCACCTTTTGAGGGTACTTCAGGTAATTTAGCCTTCAATTTATCAGGTAATTGTTTCTCAACATCTTCCCTGAACTTTACCAATACATCGTGATTAGAAAACATATCAATAAAGGCTTCTCTTAAACTTTTATTTAACATTTCTACATCACCCGCAGTCGTACCAAAGCTGTCGTGCACATTACAGAAATTCTTAACTCCGTTTTTATGAGCAAAATTAACAGTCTTAATCATACCCGCAGAATCAACCGAGTGCACCACATTAGGAGCTACTCCATTTGACATACGCAATTTATCTGTCTTATCAGTCTCAGCATTAATACGAGGTTTTATAACTTCTCCCATAAGCATAGCTTTAACTCTTTTAGACTTCATTTCAGGATAGGATTGATAAACTGGAAATCCTACTGGTGTCACCCAGTGTATAGGTAATTGTTCTTTTGAAACAATCTTAGCTATGTCCTGAAGATACTTCATACCAACTCTAGCTGATTTTAAATTATCCCCAATGCTATCCCAAATGACACTAGCCAAATAAGAAGCGGGTCTAAATAAATCATCAACAAAAGGGTGGCTCTCTCCTTTATCTTTTCTCTTGGTTAAATCTTCTATTACAAAGTCCGTACAAGAGTATCTTGTTGAGCCATAACAAATTGTCATAATACTTCGTTTAGTCGTAGAACGCTTAACTCCATAATCTAACCACTGCTGAGCATAAGGTCTATTTTCTGAAGCGTGTACTTTTAACTTTTCATTAACAGCGTCAGCAACTAATTGATAAATGTCTTGAGGTTTATCTGACGGAAGTAAATTAACTAACTTACCCGCAACACTATCTCTTAACATTAAAGAATATAATTGAAGACCATTACAGCTCCCATCAACATTAACTGGTAAATGAGATATAAACTTTTCTCCAATTCCTCTTGACTGATAACGTCTCCACTCATCACACCACGCCAAAAATTGAAAAGCATTTGAGGCATCTTCCCATTCTCTATGTCTAAAAGGGTCTTGAGCACAATTAACTATCCACTCTTCATTATCATTAACCCATTTAACTCTATCTTCTAAAGACACTTTATCATTACCATACATATTAGCTCCGTGTACGGCTAACCAAAAATCTCCTCTATTCTCAGGAGTAATTTCTTTTCCATTAGAAAATACAAGTAATGCTTTAGCTCCACCAATACTTTGATAGTTAAGGAAGGCGGGGACACAATACGAGCGACCTCGAAAGTCAAATTGTAAAGGATAATATAATGTCGCATAGTCTTTAAACTTTTGAGCTAACCAAATTATTTTAGCATACAATAATCTTTTAGAAAACATACGAGCATTTTCAGTATGAGCGATAACAGCTCTTCTCTTCCAATCTCTTCTTGAGTCTTTATTTGTCTCTATGTCGTGAGGCTTATTTGGTATATCTAAATTTCTATTAGGTGGCATACCACCAATAGCATCTCCATTATCCCAAGCCTTTTGCATAACACTTAAAACAAACTTATTAACTTTAAAAGGTGTACTTTGCATTATATTGATTGCACTATAAACTTCAGGCATATCAAAGTTTTCAAGCTCTCTCTTAAATTGTTTATTCTTTTGTTTAACCAAATCCAACTCAGGTAATTCCTTAGTCCAATATCCGCCACCAACTACTGAGCTCCACATCTTAGGTTGTAAAACTGTTGGAAGATACTCAGGATTCAAAAGCTCATTAAAGCTATTTCTATTTTTAATCCACTCTCTTGTTTTATGAGTCTGTTTAATAATCTTAGCTTTTTTATGATTGATAGTTTCCATACCAATTTCAATTAAGCCCGTTGAGATAATTAACATCTCAATTAGTTTTAATCCAACGTGCAATTTCTCAGGTGTAGTCCACTCTTCCCATTTAACTATTCCACGCTTAGCACTCTCTCTTAGCTTACGTCTTTTATAAGTATAGTTCCAAGACCTTTTATCTAAATCTTGTTTAACAGCTTCATAAAGCTCAGGATTTAAAAACTTAAAGTTCTTCAAAGCTATCTCAGTCTCAATCTTACCGCCAAGACTAATACAAGTAGCAGTTAAAGGTTTGTATTGTGTAATTGTATTGATTATATGCTTACCCGTGATTAGAGCAAGTATTTCAGGTGGGACTTCGCACATCTTAACAAAAGCAATAGGTGGTTTTCCTATAGTCTTCTTAGCTGTCTCTTGTATATACTCAGCTATCGCATTGGCTAAAGGTCTGATTGTGTTGGCAACCATAACTTTACCATAGCTCGTCACAGACTCCTCTTCACGCTCAACGTGAGAGACTCGTCTTTTGTTAGTTCTGTGTTTACCTAGCTCAGCCATTTCTTTTTCGTGTTTTAATTGGTCTGAGTATTTAGGCATTATTTCTAGTAATGTTTGTTTACTATCCATATATTGTATAAACTCCTATAAGTTATTGTGTTTATGTTTTTGGCTTCTACATACGGGCACTTTAATGGCTCAGCTCAGCTATGTAAAGCCTGAATTTTAAAAAAAAATAAGGTCGGGAGTACCCCGCTAGGAGTACCCCCTATCTCATAAGCTATTAGTATCTCATAGTCGCTCCTTTCTAGTGCACTAATCATAAAACGACATATTTAACACTATATCACTTATCAGAATTTCTTTTGGAATAAAAGTCAATAGACACTAGACCATCTTCCGCATTTTTGCCTGATATTACATTAGACCTACCTACTATTTTTACAGGGCATTTTTTTATCCACTTTTCAAACTCTTCTTTTATTTGTTCCTTATCGTCCATTTTTACTCCTTTTCTTTAATAGAAATACTGGCGAGATTAAACCCGCCAATATTATAACTCTTAGCTCAATAGGTGCTGACCAAAAAATTTCAAATATTTCAATCATTTGTCCGCCTTCCTACATACGCCTTTTTCAATAAGCTCTATTGCTGTTCTTCCAAAACGACCTTGTAAAGACCAACATAAGCCCGTATCTATTAGGTGTTGCCACGCTTTTATATAAGTGTCTTCGTCTTCACACTCAATAAAACCTTCGGCTATACCCGTTGCTGTATAATTGTCCATTATAAAGCACCCGTTGCTTTCATACCCATTATAGCTAATATTCCTATAATAAGTATACCGATAACTAATAATATATTAATCATCTATAACCTACCTTTCCTTTGCTTCCTATTAATATAAGGCATAGCAACTACTTTTTTGCTTTCATTACCTTTTCGGCTAGTCCAATAAATAACCGCCATTGTGCAAAGCTCTTTTGGTGAAAACTTTGCAATAGCTTTTTTGAGACTTATAGCTGAAATCTTTTTAGGTAAATCAACATCTACTACTATACCTTTGTCTCTTCCTTTACTAATAAAAGTATATTCTCTCATATTAGTACCTATGTTGTTTCATTATTACTTGAACATCAATTTCGCAATTAGCATCGTGGCTATCGCCTATCTGCTCAACCAAGTCTATAAACGCTTTGCTGTTCATACCATCTTCAGAAGACATATTCATTTTATCAACTAAAGGTGCATTTTTACTTTTAGAGCTACTTTGCCCTAAAATCTTTATACTATAACTATCAATATAAATTGACATACTTACTCCTTTATTGTTTGTTTAAAGAAATAGAGCCAAGCTCTAAACTCAGCTCTATTTCAGGTTTACTTAAAATGGCAACAAACCCCATAGCTTTTGTGCATAGATAAAAGTATAGGTTGCAACCACTTTTCCTTTATATACTAACCAAGACATATTACTCCTTTATGTTGTATTAGTTTTTGGTTTGTTGTTTTGGAGTAGGCGAGTTTCCCCGCCTAGCTCCGATAGGCTTAACGCCTATTCTTGAAGACTTTGTTTTTGTAGTCTTGCCATTTCTTTTCGCCGTCTAGTCTGACACGTTCAGCTTTTAAAATGCTCAGCTTGTCCTTCTCATTAACGCCGTTAGGACATTGGCAAGGCATACCTGAATTGTCAAACCACCGACAATCTTCCGTTAGTG